AAAATTTCAACATCTCAAAGGAGACATGCTGATCAAATCTTTTTGCGTCCAACCCAACAGCAACAGGGTTAGAATACGAGTCCCACTTCTCAGCGATAAGCGAGGCGGTTTGGCTCGCATTCAAACCCTTTGCAACCACAGTCTCCCCCCAGACCCGGGCAATCCCTCGAAACAACAGTTTCTCGGTATGCTTCAGGTACCTCCCTATCATCACGTTGTACCGCGCAGTACGGGGACTGATCATCCGCGGAACTACATCGTCCTTACCGGTGCCGTCAACTTTCTCGTACTTGACGAACCAGGACACATCAGCATCACACCTTTCAATAGGACGTGCGTACAAACTCTCCACAGCATTGGTGTAGACCAACCTCTTGCGACCCTCGTACTGTAGAGGGAACTCCTCCAGTGAGACGGGGGTGGTCGAAGTGAGACGTGTCTTTAATCGCTGCCGAAAAAGAGAAAGCCGTTTAAGTACCATTTTAGGTGAAGGACGAGGGCAGGTGACTAACCCACCCGACACTTTCAAGAACAGCACCCTCTCAGTAGCTGCCTTCAAAATGTTGCTCAACGAGTTGTTGTGTACCACAATCCGCCTTGAAGGATTAATGCCAGGGACCACAGCAAATCGCCTGACACTGCTTTTCACACCCAGCCTATGACGGAGAACCAACCCAGGTGGACACACCCCAAAGGGCACGTCCACCCCCTCCGCCCAGACAGGGCACCCCTACGCGGATTTCGGACGCCGCACCCGATAAAGGCGCGACAAAAGCGATGAAAGGGAAAAATCCCCCTCCACCGCGCGCTTGGCAGCTTTGGTTGAGCAAGCATCCCGGACCGCGTTCGCTAGGATGTCCGCCTGCATGGGAATGAAAAATGCTTCTACAACCACCGGGCAAAACTGCGCGATGTGTGTAGGACGCATCTTCTCACTCTCCTGCATTCTGCAGAAAGCTCTTCCAACAACAGCTCGATTCTCAGGCGTATCACGCCTAATTATCAGCTTCGCTCGGAGCATAAGCACCGAACGCCGCACAATCCTAGGGATTCTCTCG